TTGGTCATGGTGTCAGTGAATAGGTATTCAAGAACAAGAGAACTCCTTACCCAAACATACGCAGTCCCAGAACCAACCCAGCTACCGCGCTCTCCTGCCGTATAGACTACTATATCGACAGCAAGAACTGGCAGGGATAGCAAGAATAATAGAGTAAAAATCTTCTTCATAGTCCCCTTATGGCTGAAATAGAATCCAGTAGTTAGTTCCGTTGTTCGTCCAGTACACGCCGTTAGTGCCATTGAGAGCATCTTTAATAGGAACACCACCTGTTGCGTCTCCGGCTTCGATGTAGCCATCAACATGCGCGTTTGCGCTGTTGTCTATGCGAAATGCATTAGTTCCACCAATTTTGACGATGTACTGAGAACTCGTATTAGCGGGATCTAGCAAATCCCATATTGCGTCTCTATTCGGCTGCGACGCTCCGGCCGACTGGTATACCCGAGTAGCTGTTGGACCGCCAAATGTGATGTACCCATAATCATTTGTTGTTTTAACAAGCGGGTATTCTCCACTAAACTGAATCCATCCAGCGAACATATTATCTTCGCCCAGAATGGCCGCCGCGTTGGACAGCGTAGTGATCTCACTATCCGTATAGGCGTTGGCCGTGGTGACGGCTCCGTTGGTTGCGGCGGTGTCAGCCGTGATGTAGCCGTTAGTGATGGCAATGTATCGACCATTGACAAAGGATTCAGTCACCAACTGATCAACCGCTGTCCCTGTCCCGTTCGTGGAGATACCGGCCGCATTCGTCCCAAACATACTCAACACTTGCACGGAGCCCGTGATCCCCTGCAGTAAGCTAGCGTTAGTGAGCCCATAGGTAGCCATGTTAATGACGTTGGTTACAGCGCGAGCATCCACAGGATTTCCGCTACCACTTCCACCCAGTGCCAGAGCAACGCCATTGGTGAAGAGTCCGCCAGTTACATTGAGCACTCCGCTATGGGTGTTGCTGCCCGATATCGTGTTGTCCTCAGTAAGGATTACACAAGCATTGGAGAGAATCGCTATGGCATTAGTGTAGCCGGTGGTCACCACGGTGTCGGCTGTGATGTAGCCGTTGGTGACCTCAATGATGACGGCGTTGGACAGGTAAGTGTCTGCCGCTATGTATGCAGCCGTCACGGTCGTAGTCTCTGCAATATCAGCAGCTAGGTATGCAGCCGTCACCGTATTCGTTGCAGCGTCCAGAATGGTGATGACCGCGTTAGTCTCCGTGATGTCGGCGGCGAGCGCGACCTGTATTGCGGCGTTAGTGGCGTCTGTCTTGATTGCATTCGTTGCCGCAGCAAGCTCGGCGTCTGTAGGAAATGTTGCGAGAGTCCAATTCGTCATTGTGATATAGGATAGATTCGTAGCAGATATCAGAACTGTATTTGTGGAAGCGGCCACTAGGTATTCTTCACCAATAACCCAATTCGTGATGGCCACGTAATTATCATTGGTGGCGGAAGTAACCTCGGTATCAGTGGCCCAGCTAGCAGCTATTACCCCGCCTAGATATGTGGCATTAGTAGCCGTTCCGTCAAAGGAAGTAGCAACAACAGTTCCCCAGTTGGTAGAGTCTTGTCCTCCGCCGTTCTCGTCGGCTGTCCATGGTACGGTGCCGTCGGCTTTCAGGTCTCCGGCCGCAGTAGCCACCTTGTTAGACCAGCCCACACCGGCAACGTAGGTCAGAACGTGGCCATCCGTAGGCGTACCAACAGAGAATACGTCGGCACAGTCATTTAAGTTTGTAACAGGGGGAGGGATATACGCATTCGTCCATGATACCCAGTCTGTAGCATAGAAATTCGTCCAGCTTGTTGCATCGGTAGATGCCTGATCCCATGTAGAAGTCTGTCCCTGGAGAACCAAGACAGCCGCCCATATCTGATTCGTTATCTCACCCGCCACCGGCATCCCTGAGTAATACGGATTGTTCTGAATGGCCAACTTATCATTGAAGATTAGCGAACTGCTGCCAGAATCCCACAAGGTCACCGTAAAGTTCCGCTTAACTTGGTCAGCGAATGGCTCAAAGAAATTAGTCAATGCCACGGTATTGAAGGATACCGCACCAGTATAGGAGCTGCCTGACGCAACAAAAGAGCTGCCACGGGCATACGCTGTACCATCATCAATGACCGAGAAGATCAGATTGGTAGCCGTGAACCCCGGAGCATTGGTAATGATAACGTGAACGTTCTCCCTGACTGCCGGAATTCCGCTTACCGTGAACGTGTTCTCAGTCACATCCACGGTGAGGACACTTGTCGCCATGGCGGAGCATCCCATAGAGAGGAGAGTTGCCGCTACTGATATCTTCTTGATCCAATTCATTTTGCTTTCTCCCTGTGAGATTATTTCAATATCGCCCCTGCCGTGCCGTGGTTCCATGTCAGAGTTTCATTGTCCGCTGTTTCGATCCAGAACGACAGCTTCACCCCGGCATCAATCCAAAGCGTCTTTCTGAAACTCGCATTGAATGCCGTTTCTGAAGCGGATGTCGAAGCATCCCACCCTACTAGGTTTCCACTAGCCGTCACCATTTCGACATCATTAGTGCGGGCGTGACAGGCAAGCACTGCCGCACCACCGGTATCGCCGGACAAGTCCATATATATCTGATAGTACCCCGACACACCAATCGTCGCGTTGCTATCGGTGGTGGTCATTTGGGGATGACAGATATTCACTTGGAAGTTGGTAACGATCTCGGGAGTTCCCGCCGCGAAGGCTTGCGACGCACCATCCGCGAAGTCGGCTTCGCATAGATAGTTCGTGCCGTGAAAGGATGCGGCTTGGATGTGACCCACTGACACGATACTTGTGCCGCCGGAGTTGGCTCCTTGGATGGTCTGCCAGCCTGTGAAGATGTTGTTGGTCGCGAGATAAGGGACACCATTGCTCGCCGCTTCCCATAGAGGCTCATTGGTGAGCACATTATCACCATTTACAGTTATGTTGCCAAGGGCTTCTATACTTACTCCGGTGGCGTTGGTAGAGGCTACGTCGAGCGGAGCTGAAGGGCCGTTAGTCATAATACCCACCATTCCGCCATCCTTGATCCACATAACTCGGTCTCCAGAAGCACTGCCTCCAGCGTAAAATACTTGGTCTCCCAGTGTTCTGTATTCAAAATCACCCCTGCTCTCCGCAGTGGAGTAATTCGTATTAAAGCAAAGAAATGATCCAACAGCAACTGCGCCATTACGGAACTCAAATCCAGTTATCCCAGCGTTATCACGACAGTCCAGTCTTATTCTGGCCGCCAATCCACTAGATGCTACATGGAGCTGTCGTACTGGTTTATTCGTTCCTATCCCAACGTATCCGTCGAAAGTATTGGTTCCCCACGTAAATATGTTCTCTGCGGCAAGGTACGCCACTCCGTTACTCGCCGCGATCCATAGAGCTTCATTGGTCAGGTACGCCTGATCCGTCACCCAATTAGTGAGTGCAATGTAATTGTCGTTAGTCGCGCTCGTTACTTCAGAGTCAAGTGCCCAGCTTGCGGCAATGGTGCCACCTAGGTATGTGGAGTTGGTTGCGGTGATCTGGAATATCCCCCCTATCACTGACAAAACTGTCCCGTCATTGAAGGACAGGGAGTTGGTGGCAATGTTCGTGATGCTCCATCCCGCCATATTCACGTTCTGGGTGGCCGGATACTGCGACCAAGTTGTCAAATCTAAGACATTGGTGGCAATCCAGTTGGTAGAGAATATCGAATCAGTGGATGCCGTGTTCCACGTCCCCGTTCGCCCCTCAAGCGACGATAACTGGGCGCCAAACGTATTGGTGGCCATGAAGTTAGTAGAGGCACTGGCGTCCACTGAGGCCGTGTTCCAAGTGGAGGTGAATCCCTCAAGCGTTGTGATACTTGTACCGAATACGTTGGTACTTATGAAGTTCGTCGCAGCCGTAGCGTCTGTGACGGCCTGTTGCACATCCGTAGTATGGGTCGCTGCCCAATTTGTCCAGCTTGTAGCGTCGGTAGCTGCGGTATTCCACGTTGAAGTCCGCCCCTCAACAGCATCAATCCTCACTTCAATAGCGTTCGTGTAGGTGATCCAGTCACCGGTATAGAAGTTCGTCCATGAACTCGCGTCCGTTGACGCCTGATTCCACACCGAAGTCTGCCCAATCAACGCCTCCACCTTGGCATTGTAGTCGTTACTCACCGCCGTAGCCGGAGACATGCCCGTCACGTATGGATTGTTCTGGATATTCAGCTTGTCGTTGAATACCAATCTGTAATTCACTCTATCCCAAAGTGTTACAGTAAATTGACGCTTGCTCTGATCTTCAAATGGTTCAAAGAAGTTGGTCAGTGCCACAGTATTTAGATCAAGAGAATCCCTGAAAGCCCCATTGGTATATACAAAGTCCTCGGCCTGAGCATAAATTGTATCGTCTTGCAGCACTGCGAATTTCAGGTTGCCAGCGGTAAGGCTTCCTGCATTGGTGATAATCAGGGTGACAGTTTCTCGTATGGCAGGAATACCCGACGCCACGATCCTGTTATCGTCAACATCTACGGTCAGCGTCGTAGTGGTCGCAAAAACGCCCTCTGAGACAAGGGCGATAAGCAGGATTCCAATAAATGAGAAAGCCTTGTTCACCGTTATGCAAACCTCCGTGACACATTCGTAAGGTCTATCTGGAGGCTGCCAGACTTCCCCTTAGTGTATCGCTCCTTTATGGCATCATTGAATAACGTCAAATACCTAGCGTGTTCCTCTGCGGCCCGCTGGGGATTGGACCAGTGGCGATTACTCATCGACATCAGCGTTGACATGGCCCCAGCACGAATGGCATCACCCCACCGAGTCATGTAATTCTCGGGGAGAACATCACTATCCCAATCCGGATAGAACGTAACCTTCACCTGTAGGGCGTCCGTATCCGATGTATCCGGAACATAATCCTCATTCCAATAGAGCTGATATTCATTCTGGAGTTCGTAATGGGTAACATTCTGAACCACTCCGTTGATCTTGACCCAATTGATCCTCTTGATGAGGGCGTCAACGCTGGCACGGAGAGCATACGTGGTCTGGTCGGCCACGATATCTACCTTGTCAAGTTCTTCATACCATGATTCTGTCCTGAAAGTGAAATCGTAGAATGCCTTCTTGAGGTGCTGGAGCATCAGGGACTTGGGGCACCGAGGCAGGTCGATCATCATCCACGGATAGAAATCTGAATAGGCGTTGATCATTAGACGCTCCTCTCGTAATCAGCTTCATGCTTCTTGGACAAGGCCAGATTGTGTTCATCATCCCTGTCCTCCGAAAATGCCTTAGCGCACACATAATGAACAAGTGCTTTATGGAACGTCTTGCTCAACGCCACGGTATCAGTAGTCGCCGTAAGGTCGTCCGGGGCAGAAGTGGTTACTCTGGTATCGCTAGCACAAAGGACCGATTCCGGCTTGCGGCCGTATATCTCAATCTGTCCCTCGCGGAAATACTCAACGAGTTTGGCGTCAACCCACTGAATGCCCGACTCGTCACCTAACTGATACCTTGCCTCAGCAATCAAATCTGCCACGGTCGCCATAGTGTTTTACTCCTCTTCGACTGGTGCGCCACCGTCCATCGGAGGAGCATCTTCGTCTACGGGTTCGCCATCATCCAGCATTTCTACCACGGGTTCCTCTTCAGTGGAGGGCTCGGGCTTGGATTCGCGGGCTTCTCGGATCAATTCAACGATCTTGTCGTTGCTTCCGTACTTCTTCACGTCCAGATCTTCGGCGTCAATGAGATCAAACAACTCATCCCGCTTCATGTCATCCAGTCCATCCGTGATCGGAACTTCAATATCATCACCACTCTCAGCATTGAGTCTGGCGATTGCAGCCTCTGGAGTCTCGGGCATCATTACCTGCTCCACTGGGGCCACGTCGTCGTCGGCAAGAGATACGGTAGGATCAAGGATCTTCTTAACCGCCTGAGCTTGGTCTACCTGTTTAACCATTTGCCTTTGTGAGCGAGTCTTGTTGTTGTTATTGACATGCGCCCTCAGCTTCATGGCCTTCTCGTAGCTGATCTCGGTCATGTCATCATTGAGGCGCTCTACGAATGCAGGCGTCAATTGACCAACCCAATTCGTACCATTCTTTCTTACCCACCTTCTGTCTGCCGGCTTAATCATTCGTACTTCCTCCTGTTGTACCGCGTTAAAAGAAGGGGAAGGGGTGTATATCCCCTCCCCCTAGTAGCTTATTTCTACATGGCATCGCACAGCGCCACAACTGCCGTGACCCTGAGTTTGCCAAGAACTGCCTTTGCTGTATCAATGGCAAGATCAATAGTAGTGCCATCGAATATGACGGGAACAGTATTGGTAAACGCCGTTACCGCACCAGTACCACCATCCAGATCGGTAGAAGTCAACAGCGTTGTGCCGTCTTCCACTCCAATCGTGAAGTTGGAATTCGTGGTTCCGTCAAGAACCAGCTCTGCCATACCACTTAGAACAGCCGCGTTGGCCGGCATCTGGAACAAGTCGAACCAGTCGCCATCGTCCAGGTTCGTCACAGAGAAGTCAATCAGTCTCTGATACAGAACTATCTTTGAACCAAGTGCTGCTGCCCCTGTCTGCTTAGTTACTGCTGTGTCTACAGCCATGATAATCCCTCCTTACATAGCATCGCAAAGAGCAACAATGGCTGTAACACGAACCTTGCCAAGGACTGCCTCCGCTGTGTTAATGGACAGGTCAATGGTTGTTCCGTCGAATACGACGCCAGTTGTTGCCGTAAACGCTGTCACTGTACCCGTACTAGCATCCAGTGCCGTAGCGCTCAACAGTTGCGCTCCGCCTTCAACGCCGATGTCGAACGTAGCAGACGCTGTACCCTGAAGCACCAACTCCGCCATGCCGCCAATAACAAGTGCATTAGCAGGCATCTGAAACAGATCAAACCAATTGCTGACACCAAGATTGGTCACTGAAAAGTCGATCAATCTTTGGTACATGACCACTTTGCCGCCCAATGCGGCCGCTCCCGTTTGTGCGGTTACCGCAGTATCTACTGCCATGATAATCCCTCACTTTCTTGAATTGTTAAACTCAGTGTTGCAGGGGCTATCCGATTAGGGATAGCCCCCTTGATCTTTATTCCAATTACGCCTTGTGAGCGTACAGGATACCGAGGGCTTCCGGCTTGATGGTCTTGAACCCGTAAACCTGAAGGCCGCGGAACAGAGTACCGAAGGCATTCGGATTCTTGAGGTTCTCATTCTCGACAATCTGAGTTGCGAAGGTTACCGCATCTCGCGTACCGAACATGATGAACGTGCAGGTGTTCGCCGAACCATCTGCAGTGGTAGGAAGCTGATTGCTCTTGTAGAGCGTGAATGTGTCGATCATACCCAGCCGACCATTCCTCAGCATCGAGGTACCATCACCAGACAGAGACGCATCCTTCAGATCCGATGTAAGGATCAGAGAGCACATCCATGCCGGAATCACCATCCAGCGACCTTCCTCTGGCACGTCCTGCTCTGTCAGCACCTGGCCGCACTCCACAATCTTGTCGATCACGTCAGTCTTCGCCAATGCCACGGAAGTCCCGCCGTCGGCGCCAAGAGCGATATCGCCCGAGATTGCACCAGCGGAGTTACCGTAGTTAGAACTATCGGCATCGTCGTAGATGTTGGACAGAACGTCCGAATCAATCGCGATCTTCATCTGCTTCGCTGCGACACCAGACCATTTCTCGTGGTAATCCTTGAGATCAGTCTGACCATCATCAACGATGTTAGTTGCGAACGACCAGCTCTTGCCCTTATCAATGGTCAGCGTGACAGCCGTAGCTTCGGGCTGCTCATATGTCAGGTTCTGACCCTTGTAATGTGTGTTGATCGTTATGTCAGGGAGAGCCCTGATTTCCACCGTGTCGCCCTGTGCCTTGATCTCGCCCTCATAGTCCGTATTCGCAATGGCGCCAAACACGGTGGCCGTGTAATACTTGACCAGCATCTTGCCACTGTAAATCGTGGGGATGTACTTCATGGTCGAAGAACCAATATCTCTTATTCCTGATGCTTCCGGATAAACACTACCCATGATCTTACCCTACCTTTCTGTTTGAGCATCCGGCGCAGCCCTCGACCACAACAGTCGATGACTAAACGAGGACTACATCCCCGGTCCGGAGTGCTTCGTCAATTATACCCTCAATGCGTGCAGCTTCCTCAACGCTCATGGGGGAACCATCTGCATTTCTCAGTTGGCCCCTTGCCTTGTCGTGATAGAATGCTACCGCTTCTGATTGCGTTACTTTTGGCTTCTTTACTACTGGAGCTGTTTCAGTTCCCTTGATCTTGGACGGCATGATCTGGGCCGCAATGCGAGGATCAGCCTCTGGGGTATCCTTCAAGAATTCCCTCATCAGCTCCGCAACACCATGGGCATCTCCGCGATCCATGGCCGCTTGGCCACGTTCATTGTACGATGCTCCCCTGACGTTGTATGGATCTTTCTTGTTCAGCCAATCAATAAAGAGAATATCTCTATTGATTTCCTTAGCACCGGGAAGTATCGCTTCTGCGGCATCTAACACCGCTGACTCACCAGCTTCTCCCCTTGCTTCGGCATTCAGCTTTTCAAGTGCAGCCAGCCGTGCTTCTGAGGCCAGCCGTGCATCACGTTCTGCTGCGATTCTCTTCTCTACCAGTTCCTCCGCAATACCCCGCGCCATTCGGACCTCTACAGAGTCGGCCTCTTTGCCATAGACCTCTCTCTCTTCGTCCTCAAGGTACTTATACTTCGCTGGTATAGACGGTTCGGTAGGCCGGTTGGCGATCTGCTCTTTGATTGCCGCCAATTCAGCCTGCACTGATTCAAGTGCTGATTTGTCTGACTGGTTATTCTTCGCCTTAATCATCCCTTGGAGAGTAGCATTACGCTGCTCTGCCAAAGCCAGTTTACGCTTCAGCTCAACAAGTTCGTCCACCGGAGTATCCGTAGGCTCTGTAGCCTGGTCTGCCGGAGGAACATCGGGCGCTGCCACAACAGGCACCTCATCGGCGGGAGCATCAACTACAGGTTCCGCGGGAGGAGTATCTACCTTCTTTTCCATCCGCTTCTTCTGAGCCTCTTTCGCCGCTGCCAGATCTGCCTCTTCGCGTTCCACTTGTTTCCTCACTGCTTCTGGTATGAATGTATCGTGTCCCATTGCATGTCTCCTTGTGCTCTGTTCGTGGTGTGCCTTTCGGTTGGACTCGTGGCTCCCGTTATGGGTTTGCCTCCGGCCGCCAATAAGGCTCTACGTGTTAGTATGCACCCTTCTGTTCCAAACCTTGAACGCGCTTCTGTTCTGCCAATCTAGTCTTGATCATGACAGCACCAGAATCGTCCACGGTCTTTAGTATTTTCTTCAAACGCACCGCCTCTCCAAGACCGCGCAACAACGCTTCCCCAGAGAGAGATTCATTGACATCCCGCTGATCAAGTAACTCATCAGCGAGCCATGCCAAGTGCGTTCTAAACTCAGCATTCTTCAGCAGGTGCAGGTGTGAGTCAGCTAGACGCTTCTGCGCCCTCTGTCTCTCCGCCTGCACCTGTTTTTGTGTATGATTCATAGTTTATTGACCCAAGACTCCGCCATAGAACGTGTTTGAAGTGATGGATGTTATCCATGCAACTTCGTTCTCTTCTATGACGATTGTAGGCGAAAGCCATACAGCGCCATTAGTGATGGTGATGTTGTTGGTAGTTCCTGTGTTAATGGCGTAGAACATATTGCCAGCTTCGCCATATGCCAATGAATCCAACATGATATTGTTCGTGGCATTGTTTGTTCCGCCTATCGAGGCCAGTCTTACCACAACGCCCGAAAGAGTTGCGGTGTAATTGTTGGTGGCATTCTGTGCCGCAACAAGACTTCCATCCTTGAGTTGGTCCTGACCACTGGCCACACTGATTTCTGCGACAGCCGTAACAGCCTGCGCTACAACCGATGCACCAAGATTGCCGTTGGTGATATTGGCAGCCGTGATGTTCGTGATAGCAGCACCGTTAATAGCAGTAGCAGCACTACCAGCTTCCAGCAATGAAGCCGGAATGGTTCCGATCGCAACCGTACCAAGGGTCACGATGGTAGCCGAACCCGTGGTAGCCGCAAGCGCTGCGGTTACTTCGGAATCTCTGGCAATCGTCGAGGCTATCTTGTTGTCGGCTATCTCAGTGGCGCTCCACGTACCAATCGCAACGGTTCCAACTGTCACTATCGTGGCCGAACCCGTAGTCGCAGCAAGAGCAGCCGTAACCTCTGTATCCCGTGCCAATGTGGCCGCAACACGAGCGTCTGCAACCGTACCAGACGCAATGGCTGTTCCGCTGAGATTGGTAATACTCTGCCCGTCGATAGCTGCCGCCGTGGTTCCCGCCTGCAATACCGATGCAGGAATTACAGCATCAGTCGTAACGATGGTATTAGTTGTGGCATTGTCGGTACTGATAGCCGTAATAGAGCTGGCCGTGACGTTAGACTCAACTGTAATACCATCTGAGCACACTGGGGTAGCGGTGAATGTTGCCACACCCGTAACCTCCAATGTCTCTGCAACGGTCTGGGCGCCAGTTACTGTGAGATCGTTGACGCTGATATCGCCAGTAAGGCCAGCATCACCTTCAAACACCACGTCAGCTGATATGGTAACCTCAGACTGACCCGGAAAGACCGCAATCTCTTTGGGCATCAACTTGTAAATTGTACGAGTCGTGTCCTGTGCAGAAGCTCGTCCGACGCCAAAGCCTACGACGCCAAGAACAGCAGCCACTGCTATGAAGTTATGAATATTCTTCCGCATGTTTCTCCTCCTCATTCGTTTGATTATGCAACTTGTCCTTGCGGTGGAGCCCCTCCGGCCATCATCATGGCCATCTGCGCTTCTTCCGCTTGTTTTCTCTGCTGCTCATCTTCGCGCACCTCATCCCTCGACTTAACTGGTGTCTCGCCAAGATCCAGGGATTGCGCTGTCTCTTCCAACACTATCCGGCGGCCTTCCATGCCTGTGAGGCTCAAGTCAACTGGGTTGTTCGTAACATTCAGATACTCCATCCGTCTGGCAGTCATCTGCTCATTGATTATCTGAGCAAGGGCTCCCTTGGCTACGATCTGAATATCACCCTTAATCGACTCGTCTGGATCATAGATCATGTTCCACCTGAACTGTCTTCCGAGTACGTTTCTGAGTATTTCTCTGTCTATTCGGCCAATGACCATCTTTATCCCCCTCGCAGCACTCGACATCAGCATGGATAGGCCGCCCATCGTTCTGCCGGCCCCCTTTACGTTGTCATTCCCGTGTGCGTATGAGGGAATTCCAGTATGTTCATCCGCCATGTTGGCAAAGTCCCTATAAATAGCGAGTAGCTCACCAGCATGCATAGCTGGTTGATCAAAGTCTAAAGGTTTACCAGCGTTAGGCATGGGACTGGTAAACTGATGAATCTTGAATGGATAGATCTGAGTGATGTCCTCTCCTGCGGGAAGTCTGTTGATGTCGTTGTAGATGGTCTGCGGACCGGAAGCTACTCCGGCATTGTTGACCAGTGCCCTGATAGTGGCATTGCAAATAGACTGAATGTCCCTCATCACCTGCGGCACACCCTTGCCAACGTAAGATCCGGGTACAACTTTCCAACTAGACTTGGCATACGGACGCTCGCCAAGAAGATCGGGGTTCAACGCCTTGTAGAGAACGTAATTCCCAGCAATGATTACGTTGACCTCATATGTATCAAGCGGCTTAATGTTCTTACCGTTGATGTCTTTCAGTATCCCCTCGGACATGAGATCCTTGCCAATAACCCCGCCCCAATACTCTAGCATCTGAATGTTTCTGGACTGCACCTCATTGGTTCCCTTGCCCTCAAGACGAGAACGCTCTTGATCCGGCCACGACTGGAACTGATAAGAACCCTGCTTGTACTCATTGAGGACCAAATCAATGGCTGCAGAGTCCCAGTTTGCGCCACCCTTCATTCTCTCCAACTCACTCGGTTCAACCTTGATCCTCTCAATCAGGTCTCCGTCGTTGATATCCACGGCGCCACGGGACTGGTACACATCAAACGGACTCGGGGCTTCAAAGTCCATACCCGGCTTGATGTCCATCTTTGCCTTCGTTGTGCCAGTGGAATAATCATACGAAAGCTGTTTCTTATTTCTGATAATCGGTCCCTTGATGAATGCCACGGGGAACGTAACCAGATTTGTGATGAAGTCAGAAAATGCTTTGTCCCAATTGCCCTCTACCTGCTGATCGTGGCACACGGTCTCCATCTTGGTGGCGCGAGTATTGGCTTCTGTCTCGATCTTGTTGTCAATCTCGTCACGCATCCCTGCTGCAAGATCATGGATTTGCTGAAGATCGGGAGGGGCACCATCGTTCTGGATATGCTCTCGAAGCGACACCATCACCTGCTCAACGATACCAGCCTCAATCTCTCTGGGAAGCTCGGGAATAGGAGTGGGCCTGAATTTCCATGGTTTTCCCTGATCGGATGACAGCGCATCCCGCATCCATGCTTCTCCGGCATCACACTTCATAGCCGTAAGCGGCATGAAAACCTTAGTCCCGCCCATTTCCTCGATAGCATCCAGCTTGTCGGGATCATACTCACTGTTGCGCTGGCGGAGACACTGAAGAAGGATTTCGTCGTAGTTGTTCTCAAGTCGCAATTTGGAGTTTCGCTCCCATGCATCAGTTACATGCTTGAGAAGTCCGGTCATTTCGGGGGTGTTCTGCGCCTCTTGCGCCTTCTGGGCAGCAGCATCAGCTTGTTCCTGAGTGTCTATTTGCTGGTTATTACGGACTTGTAGAAGTCCGTATTTGCTACCCGTGGCACCACTCTGCTTATCTGAGTTAGGCATGGCTCTCCCATTGAATTAACGCTACCATACCACAACTCTAGCAGAAATACAACTCTTTTTTGAGAATTTGAGAAAATAGTTTTGAATGTGAGAAGATGAGAAAGTGAGAAAGCGTGCCCGTAAGCGACAGTATATGGTCTCTTAATGGGTCAAACAGGGGATAAGAGCTAATATGTTGCGGCTTAACCGGAAACAGATTGTGCTTTAAGGGGCCAAACGTGGGGTAACAGGCAGTATATTTCCGTTTACGCCCAGCCAGAAGAGGACTTCTTGCGGACGTTGCGGCGGGGGGTATTGCCAGAAGTTCGGCCAGAGGAGTCAGACATTGCCGCGCCCTGATCCAAGTGCATCGCCATGTATTCAAGGCAATCCATCAAATCCGACCATGGGTGCAACTTGAGCGGCTCTTCCGTGAAAACTCTTCCTGCCGTAGTTCTCCGTTCTCCGTATCGGTACTCGCGCTGAAACGCTTCTCGAAGCAACTGACACTCTGGAGACATCTGGAAGGCAGGTTTGCCATCTACGAGTCCCCTCAGAAAGCTGTTCACTGCTCCAAGACGTTGTGTGTAGTTCTGGGTTATGGCCGGTTCTGTGGGAATCCCTGCCGCCCGAAGTTCGTTCATGCAGGTAAGTTCGTCGCTGATATCAGACTGGTTTTTCCCAGAAGGATCGCCAATGCTGACCACCGGCATGTTGTAGTACTTGTTTCTTAGACGAGGACGGACGATATTGTTGGCAAATTCACGAATACCCATGCCGTCAGAGGCAATCTCTTCGATAACATTCAGGGTGCCACGCGACGTTAGCTGCATGAACAACACGCATGGCGTTCTCCCGAAATCCCAACCCAGCAATATCGGAAGCCCTCTCCACACCTCAATTGGCTCCTTTGTGCAGTGTATGGAATCCTGATACGCCGGGAACACTGGTTTGCCGGCCCGTGATAGACCATACTCACCCATAAGGAACACACGGCACCATGACTCATCCTGTCCCGCCGCCAAGTCTAGCCAATAATCAAATCCTGCATTCTGGTTCTCAACGTTCTCTGCCGGAGCATACTGAATAGGAGATCCATCTGGACCAACTATTGCCTGACCCCTATTGGGAACCCATAACTGTGGGTCGTTTGTCTTCTCTTTGGCGAGAGGCAGAATGGATGGCGGCTGCCTCCAGAACCTATAATTCAGAGGTTTCATCTTTTCCGCCAACTCGTACCACCAATGCTTAATGTCTGGAGGGTTGGTGTCCATAATAACTCCAGCCCACGAATACCCCCCGTCTCTCTTGGCGGGAAATCTCCTGGATCTAGCCAAGAGCGTTATGAAAACAAGTTGTGGCAACTCTACGGCCTCATTGATCCAGCCTCCGGTGAACTCAATAGACTTCAGCTTTCCGATAACATCTTCGTTGTCAAGGGCCATGAATATGAACGTGGCATCTACCTTGGTTCCGTCTTCGAGTTGCATGTTCAATTGCGCACGCATCGGATGACTATGGCGTATGACCAAACTGTATCCATCGCACTCCATCTCTGGCATCCAGTCTGTAAACGTCTCTAGCGTAGTGGTTTCCAATTCGGCGTAGGTGTTACGAATTATCGCCCACTTGCTTTTCCGGACACCCTTGTATGGTCGCTGTTCTCTTGCCCTTCGGAATAATTCCCAGACACACGCACTCGATTTCCCGCTTCCGTATGGCCCCATGATCCCGCGAACAAGACTATCATCGGCGTGGAACTCTCGGAGAGTGGGAAGCGCTACGTAGGTGATGTCCTTGTGCATCTCGTCATCAACTACATCGTCTGTGTATGCATCATCCGACATGATCTAATCCTTCTTCTTGTCGAGTGCCGTTTGGATATATCCCATCTGTCGTTCAGCCTTGTCAGCGAAATCGTGGCCGCCACCGTCGTATGGTGTTCCGTTCTCGTTTGTAGCCACTTCCCCTGTTACGGCATCTACGATTCTGTACTTGTCCAACTCGGGGTCACGCTGGACTCCCAGCTTCTTTGGTGCTGTTGTCTTCTGTTCCTGTTCCTCTGTCATCTTATTCTCCCGTTACTGTTGAGACTGTCCATCTCTCCGCGTCTGGAGGGTTTGTGTCCATGAGGACGCCCGACCAGTTGTAGCCCCCGTCGCGCTTCGACGGATATCGTTGGACACGACACCGTGCCAGCTTGACCACGCTGAGAGGTATCTCCTCGGCCTCATTGATCCACACCCCAGTCAATGCCAGGTTCATCAGCTTGTGGATATCTTCATCCTTGTCCAACGCCAAGAAGATGAACTCGGACTCAACGACCGTCTTGTCCGTAAGGGTCATGGTGAGGTAGGCGAGGATGGTAGATTCGGACTGGATCAGTCGTAGCTCGTACTCTGGACACAACATCTCTGGAATATGGTCTAGGAAGGTATTGAGGGTAGTATCAATAAGCTCGGCGTGGGTATTACGAATTATCGCCCACTTTGACTTCCGCTTATTCTGGTTGACTACTTGAGTTCTGACCCTTTGGAGCATCTCCCTTGCGTGCAGCTTCTCTATCGTCTTAGCCTGCATCTTCTGTCTCCCTCTCCGTTATCATCTCAATGATCTTCTCGGGGACTCCACCCATCTTCATCTCCTCCACATCTCCGCATATCGGCGCCGTGGCAATACATATCTGCGCCAGAACGTCCATGGTCTGTTCGGAATGTGGGGTAATGAGGTATGATAGTTCCTCGTATCGGCGTCCCGCATGAAGCATGCAACTCTTGCATATCTTCTCAAGAAGCAGGATATACTCAACCAGTCCCATGTTGCGGAGTTCTGACTCCTTCAGGAGCTGCTCGGGGGACTTTGGTATCTCCAATGGCTCCCCGTTCGGTGTTGGGTCAAACGGTATTATCGTTCCTTCGCTGCTCATGCGTTTCTCCTTTTTGAGAAATACCTACCCTATTTTTCAAAATCCTTGTCCGAAGATGTGGGGTCTTTTTCGGACATATGCACAACTGCCTGCAGGTGGTAAATCAGGTACTCGGGATCATTGTCAATTAACCCGCCTAGACGGATCTTCATATTGTCTTCTCCCCGTAAACTGATGTTCGCCATCCTGCAAGCAGCCATGACTTAAATCCTCATTTCCTGAACCAACCACGCTTCTTCTTTGATTCTGCCTTAGTAGCCCTGTAGTAAACCTTCCCATCCGTTCCGTAGCCCAACTCAAAGTCGAGTGCCGGAGCATTGGTCGGAGGATGATTTGCCCATAGTATCTTCACGGGATTCGCTGGGGGCTTCGGCTCTTGGAGCAACTGATTCTGCTTCTCCGTGGCCGCTACGAGCTGTTCGAGGGCTTCGATCTTAGATAGCGAATCGGCCTCCTGCTGCGCGTCAATGAGTCCGGCAAACCCGATGCCAATCAGTAACACGGCAACTGTTAAGACATACTTCATACCACCTTCTCCTTTCGATTACCCTTTTTCGGCTTGAACATGCTGTAGAGATTACATTCGTATTTGCATGCATGGCTGCTACGTTTTCTTGCACACTGTGATGCACGGGGGCAATACTGGGCTTCCTGTGCTACGGGATAGTGATGCCTGCTCTTGGCGTTCCCACTCACCCCGCCATTGGGATTGGCTCCTCCAGCGTTCCCGATCACCCGCCAATGGGTCTTTGTCTTCTTGCGCTCCTTGCTCATCTTCTTGCTCCAAGTTGGTAGCAGGCGTGAGAATCGAACTCACCAATCAAGGGTATGAACCTCGACATCGCTCCAGCGGATCGCCTGCAATCATTTACGTTTACACTAGAACGGAAGTCCATCATCTTCGCCATTCTCGGATGGCGTATCTTCCTCATCCGGAGGATCTTCGTCTTCTGGCGGGTCCATCGGGGTCACGGCCAATGACATGAACTTACTGCCACTCTTTGCTTCCTTAACCCATGCGGCCAGCCACCGTTCTTCCCCGTCTACCGTAATCCTGCCCTTGTAATCCGGCTGATTATCCTTCTCCTTCTTGTCATTCTTGAACAATACACCCGACATATCTCTCTGTTTCTCTGGCATTATTTCCCCTCCACTGTTTTGACACTTATCGACTTACCGCCCCATCCGATATCCGCTTCCATGCCCCGTTGGAGCCGATGATATACTGTCGGCCAGTCTTCAATGTGGCATAAAGACCAACGATTACGGGTAAAAAGACCCTGCTGTTAATCCAGTTGCGATATCCTGATGTTCGTTCGTAGGTCATTTTCTTTCTCCCTGTCCGTATTTCACTCCTCTAAACTCGCTGTATTTATGCTCGTAAATATAGAATCCGTTGATGATGCCAATATATCCATCTTTCCAAATGGAGGTTCCATCTCCTGACAGACCGTGATATTCCAAATCGCTTGTATACAGACGCTTCCAGTAGCCATCGGGGAAGCTAATCCAGCGATCCTTTTTGGGGACATTCTTGTCATCCATTACCACGTCTAGCGCAACGATCCATTCTAATATCTGCTTCCGCGTAGGACCAGTCATGGCTTTGACCAATGTTGGAGCCACGGCGCAGCCTATCGAGCCAACTCCTACCGTCTTGATGAAAGTTCGCCGATTCATTTCTTCACCTTCTTTCGTGCGCCAGCAACCGTTGGAACGGAGCCAGTGACGGGTTCGGGGTTGACTGGCTTCTTCTTTCGCAGACCATTGTGGCACTCGCAGCGTTCAAGTCCTACGCAGTCGAGATGGACAAACACATTTCGCATGTAGGATGAGGTATAGCCAGGAAACCCTATTGCTGCTGCTGCAATGTAGTCGCAGTAGGACATCTCCTCCATGTTAGCGGTGAAGTCCACCTTGCCACATACTTGGCATGCTGTGGTACGGCATGTGGCATCCCTTGTGGCCTCAAGGGATGCAACTCTTCTACATAGTTCCATTAAGTCAGACACTACATTACTTTTCCACATTTTCATCGCATTCATACTTCCTCCACATCCTCGAATTCGGCACAATCGCCGCTCGCCAAGTGATACTTCAATCCAATCTTGTCGAATCCATCCTCTCCGCAGAACGGGCAT